TTAACCAAGATGATGGTTTTCCAGCAATGGCTCAGGATTATAATATAATTAGACCTAAAATAGATTTATTATTAGGAGAAGAAACAAAGAGACCTTTTAATTATAACGTGTGTAGAACCAGTGATGCTGCTGCTGGAGATATTCAAGAGAAAGCTAAACAAATGTTGCTGGAATATGCACAAGCAGCAATGATGGCTCAATTAGGTCCAGAAGAACAACAAAGATTTCAACAAGCTTTACAAACAGGCGAAATACAGACACCAGAAAAAATACAAGAATATCTTACCAAAAGTTATAAAGATGTCGCAGAAATAACTGCATACAATTCTTTGAACTTCTTATGGAAAAAATTAAATTTACCACACGAATTTGAAAAAGGATTTAAAGATGCTTTATGTGGTGGATTAGAATTCTATTACGTAGGTATTAGAAATGGTGATCCATTTGCAGAGAGAGTTAATACTATGGATTTTAAGTATCCTGCAGAAGAAGGTATTGAATTTGTAGATGAAGCATCTTGGTGTGTAAGAAGAATACGTACATCAGTAGCTAGTTTATATGATGATTATTATGATAAACTAGATGAAAAACAGTTAAATCATTTGTTAGAATTGGTAGGTCAGAAACCTACTTCTGGCTACGGTCCTGATAAGAATTCTGTTGATGATTATAATCATATTACTTTAAATAGATATAATTCAATTAATGGATATCTAGAAGACAGAGTATTAGATGATGTTATATTATATCATGTATGCTGGAAATCGTTTAAGAAAATAGGTTTTGTAACTATTTTAAATCCTGAAACAGAAACAGTTGAAGAATTTGAAGTAGATGAAACTTATAAAGAAACAGGTAATGAAATAGATGTTGAATGGAAATGGATTACTGAAACTTGGGAAGGATATAGAACTGCAGACGAAGGTGATGAAGATGCACTTTACTTTGGAATGCAACCTGTAGAATATCAGTTTGAAAATAGTTCTACATTAAATTCTGGTAAATTACCTTATACTGGAGTGGCTTACAGTAATACCAATAGTAAAGCTAAATCTCTAGTAGCTATTATGAAACCATTACAGTATATGTATATTATCTTGTGGTATCGTTTAGAATTAGCTATAGCGAGAGATAAAGGTAAACTTCCAGTGATTGATGTGACTCAAATACCAAAAAGTATGGGTATTGATGTTGATAAATGGATGCATTACATGAATGCGCTGGGTGTAGTATTTGTTAATCCTTACGAAGAAGGATGGAACATTCCTGGTAGAGAAGGTGGTAAACCATCACCATACAATCAATGGGCCTCTATTGATGCTAGTATGGCCAATACTATTAATACTTATATCGGATTACTAGATAAGATAGAACAAATGGTATCAGAATTATCTGGCGTATCTCCTCAGAGACAAGGAGCTATTTCTAGTAATGAATTGGTTGGTAATGTTGAAAGATCTGTAGTTCAATCTGCACACATTACTGAACCTTGGTTCTGGTTACACAACCAGGTAAAGAAAAGAGTTTTATCAATGTTATTAGATACATCTAAGTATGCTTGGAAAGATACTAAAAAGTATTTACATTATATGCAAGATGACGTTACAAGAGTATTCTTGCAAATAGATGATAACTTTTGTTACGAAGATTTCGATATATTTGTATCTGATAGTACTAAGGATAATCAAGCAATCGAACAATTACATAGTTTGATTCAACCCGCAATGCAGAATGGTGCATCATTATTAGATATTGCTGAGATCATTACTCTGGATAACTTAAGCATGATTAAATCTAAGCTTAGAGATATCGAGAATAATAGAATGCAACAGCAACAGGCTTTACAAGAGCAAGAAGCACAACAGCAACAGCAACTTGTTCAGATGCAGAATGAAGTTAAAGAACAAGAACTTATGCTTAAAGAGGCTGAAATGGATCTTGAAAAATATAAGATTGATCAGGATAATGCTACTAAGATTACTGTTGCCCAATTAAACGCTTATCGTGGTTCTGAGAATATGGATCAGGATATGTCAGGTATACCTGATCCAATTGAAATAGGTAAACAAGAAATTGAAAGACAAAAAGCTGTATCTGATGCAATGACTAAACAAATGGATATTGCAAATAAGATGCGAGCTGAAGATAATAAGAAAGCAATAGAACAACGCAAGATAGAAGCACAGAAAGAAGCTGAAAAACTTAAAGCTACTATTGAACGTGAAAGAATAGCTTTAGAAAAACGTAAATTAGAAGAAGCTAAGAAGTTGCAGATTCTTAAAGATAAAGCTGCAATGGAACGTGAAAAATTAAAAGCCAAGACAGCCCTTAAAAACAAAGTGGCAGGAGAGGCTAAATCTAAAACTAAAAAATAGGAGGAATTAATTATGGCATGTGGAAGTAAGAAAGGCGGAAGCAAGAAAGGTGGTAAAACTGGTAAAACAGGTAAGTAATATGAAAAAGCTGTTAAATAAAATTAAAAACGCAGCATTGTATACTTGGCAATTACCCCAGAATTTACTGGGGTTAGCCTTGTATCATTGCTATAAAGGTTATGAAGTCTGTACTAAAGAAACTTGTGGTGAGTGTATTAAATGTAAGCTATCTAGTAATATGCGGAGTGGCATCACTCTTGGGAATTATATTATTGTTAATAATATTAAGCATTTGCGTCACGAATTGGGCCATACTAGACAATCGAAAATCTTAGGTCCCTTGTATTTATTAGTAATAGGTTTACCTAGTTTAATACATGCAGGATTACATTCTAAAGTATGTAAAGATAAGAATTATTATCATTTCTATACTGAACATTTGTTATTTCCTGAAGAAAATAAATAATTATGAAATGGTCAGATCTAACATTAAAAGAGCGTAAACAAATATATGATACTGTTAGAGCTGAGAATCCCAATGCTAGCTACTTTGATATTAAATCACAATTTGATTCAATTCCTGAATATGAAGATGGTGGTAAAAAGATAGTACCACCCAAAGAGTTGGGTCTTACTCCAGGTACTCCAGAGTATTATAAGAGACAGCAGCAAATATCCGGTAAAGCAGAATTAGTTCAACCTGAAGCATATGTAACTCCTGTTGGTTATATAAAAGATGCAATTACTACTGCAGAAGAATTAGAAAAAGGTAATTATGGTAATGCTGCAGTAAGTACATTAATGAATGTCATTCCTTGGGGTGTTGGTAAGGGTTTAAGAAAAATAAAATCTAGAGTAAGTAACACATTAAATACCCCTATTGAAATACATAGTAGTATGTTTGACGAGTATCCTTCTATTTTGGCAGAAAAGGCTCGTAGTAAAACATCAAAGAATAAGAAAAAAGTCAAAGAGGAAAGTGATTATGATTCTGAATTTTCTGAAGTAATAAGACGAGATAGAAATATCAAGAAATATGAGAAAGAAATTAATAAGACTATAGAAGATGCGGTACTACCAGATAAGAAAACTTATGAGTTAGTAAAAGGAATCGATACTGCGTATGGTACAGATTATCTTGATGCATACAAAAGAATAGCTGCGAGAGATATGACAAATCGTGGTAAATATATTAAATATGCAGAATTGCCAGGTAATAAAAATGCAAAAATAAGTAGAGTACGAGATGTACAAGACTATGGACCTGTAGTTGATGATTATGTTATTACTATAGATCCATTACAATATTTACCAGGAACAGCAAATCATGAATTAGGACATTTAGCTGATCAATTGGCATCAGATGCAAACAATCGTTATTTAACATATTTACTAGACGAAGGTAATATTATGGGTCCAGGAGAATTACGTAATAAAGGAATTAATATTAATCCAAACATGCAAGCGTATTTATTAGATCCTAGTGAATCAAAATCCCATATGTTGCATTTGAAAAGAGCTTTAGTAAATGAAGGTAAGATACATGACTGGAGTTCAAAGGTTAATCAAAATACTATTGAAGATTTTTTATTTGATCCTAGGAATACAGGTATTGTTAATAATGCTAATAAGTTGCAATACAACATGTATAGAAATAAATCTAGATTTGTAGATAGGATAAATAATTTAACTCCAATGGAATTTATTACTCCATTACTATTACCTGTTGCCGGATATGAAACAAATAAAGAATAATCAATATGGAAGAAATTTATCCCTTGTATCCAATACCAACTTATAAAGATGGTGGGATACACATAAAGAAGAAAAATAAAGGTAAGTTTAACGCTCTTAAGAAGAGAACAGGTAAGAGTACTGAAGAATTAACTCATAGTAAAAATCCTTTAACACGTAAAAGAGCTATATTTGCGCAAAACGCTGCTAAATGGAATAAAGGTAAAAAGAAAAAATAATCTAATTAATTATAATTATGGATAACAATAGTAATGATACACTATTTGGATTTGAAGCAATATCTAATATGTTTGTAGAAGATCATTCTAACACAACGACAATTACTCCTACTCCGGACGATCCCGATGCTATGACTGATGAGGAGTTAGAAGAATTGAAAAGACAATCAGCAAAAGCTAGACCAGCCACTCCAGGTGCTAAGAACAAGAAGCAGGAACCTGAAGAAGATGTGGTTGATGATGATGACGATGTAAATGATATTGACGATAACATCGACGATGACGATAAAACAAAGAATAAGAAAACTAAGAAAGTAGAAGAAGATGATGATGTCAATAATATCGATGATAACGATGATGATGTAGATGAAGAAGAATCTTCTAAAGTTACAGCATTATTCGATGCTATTGCTGAAGAATTAGAATGGGAATTTGATGACGATGAAGAAGAAGAGAAACCAAAGACTGTAGAAGAATTGGTTAACTATTTTAAAGAAGTTATCAAAGAACAATCAGTTCCTCAGTATGCTAATGAAGACGTAGCTAAATTGGATGAATTTGTACGCAATGGCGGCGATCTTAATGATTATTTTACTCTTACTCCAGAGATCGATTATGAAAACTTTGATACTACAATTGAAAGTAATCAGAAGCAAATTGTTAAGATGCTATTAGCTGAAAAAGGTTTTAACGAAAAGCAGATTGCTCGTAAAATTGAAAAATACGAAGACGCTGGCATCTTAGAAGACGAAGCTGAAGATGCTCTGGAAGCAATGAAGGAGATAGAAGAGACTAAAAAGGAACAGCTATTAGAAGATCAGAGAAAGCAACATGAGCAAATGGTAGCTCGTCAACAAAAGTTTATGGACGACGTTGTCGGTGAAATAAACGCTATGAAAGACATTCGTGGAATTAAAGTTCCCGAGAAAGATAAGAAAGCTTTACTTGCATATATATTCAAAGCAGATGCTAATGGTAAAACTCAATATCAAAAAGATTATTCAAAAAGCGTAAAAAATTTAATAGAGTCTGCCTA